CCAGTCCGCCGTCGCCGGGGTTTGGCGACCACGCCGCAAATGCGGTCTTAAGCTGATCGAAATTGTGATCCACCTTAGCGGCGAGCGAAACGAAATCGTCACCCGCGCCGGCTTCGATCGTGTCTGTCTTGAAATGCAGGCGCAGGCCGCCCGGCTTGCCGATCGACTCGTCCGTGTCCGGCGCGGCGTTTTGGTTGTGTCGGTAGCCGGCGAGCGCGACGGGATAGCCGAGCCCGTGTAGTCGCATGTCGCCTGGGGTCGCGACTGCGCCGCTCGTGCGCCACTCGGTCGGCGACCACTGATTGAACACCATCAAAACGGTGTCGCCGGCCGCGAGATTGAAATGCAGGTCTAGCGCGGCCGCGCCCGGGAAGACTACCGGCACGTTCGGGATCGGCGGAATGTCTTCCGCCGTGCGATCGTCGTCCTGTGTGTAGATCGCACGGCGAAGCGCGGGCTTTACCGTCGCGGTCTTCGTAGCCGGGTCGTAGTCAACCACGATGCCTGGCATTGCGACGTGCAGATCCATGATCCGCGACTCGATCGCGCGGCGGATCAGTTCGGGTAAGGTGGGCTCGGCTTCGCTCATTTGATCGTCACCAAGTCGCCTTTCTTTGCGACCGCTTCGAACTGGCAGTACCAATCTTCGGCGTAGTTATCGCCGGTCGATTCGGTCTTCGCGATGATAAAATCGCCGCTCAGGAAACGGCTTGTGAGTTTGATCCGACGGCCCGGCACAAGGTCCAACGCGCTGCCCGCCTTGAACAGTAGACACGTGCCGCTAACGACACCCTTGTTGCTGATCGAAGGTGATCCGATCAGGCCCGTCGTCGGATCTAGGACGACTTCGAAATCATCGCGCGCTTCACCGATCTTGAGCAGTTGCACGACGCCGTCCTGAATCGAATAGTCGTAGCCGACCGAGCGGCACAAGTGGCCGAGCTCGTTCGCCGCGCTACCCGAGATCATGACGCCTTCCGCGAATAGGTTCGCGCGCAGGCCCTTGTCGATATCGGCGGCCACCTTGTCGACGTTGCCCGGGTGTACGCCGAGCTCGGCTACGATACGCCGAAGAACGGTTCCGGTCGACGTACCTCGGCCGAAGGCGATATTGATCCGCGCCTGTTGTTTCTTCTCGCCCCCGTCTGTCGTGCTAATCGTCGTGATCACGTCGGCGTCCTTGACCTCATGCTTTACGTAGATGGTCTGGCCGTAGAATATCTGCGTCAGACTGTCGTCGCCGACGTAGCCCGCGGCTAGCTTCAACGTCGGCGTTTTCGCTTTTGACAGCGTGGCGCGCATTTCAGGCGAAAGGTTGTAGACCTGCACTTCGCAGGTGTTCGGCTCTTGCCGCCAGGTTTTGGTTGACTTGAAAGTGATCCGCCTGCATAGCGGCTCGGTGTAGAGACGCAACGTTTCGCGGAACACGCCGAATGGATCATTCGCGTCCACGGAGCAGCGCAGCTTACGCTGAAAAAGCTGCGTCACACGCCCCCCAAATTCGCGAGCGTCGCCGCGTCGAAGTAGCAGACCAGCACGCCGTTATTCAGATCGCCATACTGCGCGTAGTCGATCGACGCCTCGGGATTGATCGCGGCGAGCTCGCCCGGCGGTAGCCCCGACACATGACGAAAGCGCTTAAGCAGCGGGCGATTGCTGACCAGCTTGAGGCCGAGCACGAGCGGCGAGCCGTCGACTTTGCTGATCGACACGTACCATGCGCCTTCGCGGCCGTTCCAGGCGAAGTCCAACTGATAGTCTACGCCGTCTAGCCGCGTGCGCTGCACCCACGCGGCTTGGTTTTTCTGGACGGGGATCTTGACGATTGACATCAGCGCCCGCTCCCGGTGAAGCCTGCGCTGTTAGCAATGCCTGCCGCAACGGTCGACTGTTGACCGTCCAAGGCTTCACCGTCGCCCGAGTTGGCGCCGGTTTTCTTGGGCTGCCCGCGCGGCTCGACGGGCAACGGCAGGCCCAGTGTCACATCAGACGTCACGAAGCGCAGCTCTTGCAGCGAGAGCTCGAAGTCCGTGCCGTCGCCGGTGTCAGCCGATCTGTGCGCGGCGCACGACATGATCGCCATGTTCTCCACGCGGCCGAGCGTCGAGCCTACGGCGACAAGGACGCCATTCGTCTGAAGGCGTCGCACGGTCTCAAGGAAGGCCGCTGCGCGGTTTTTGGGTGGGTCATCGAAGCTGAGCGCGTCGAAGCTCGTGGGCGGCGGCGGAGGCCCTAGGCCGAGCGCGCCGAGCCCGGCCGAGATCAGGCCGCCGACCGCCTGCGTCGCGCCGCCTGGCGTGAACAGCGACGCACCGGGCGGGTATGGCGGGATCTTCAACGGGAAGGTCGAAAGGTCGCCAGGGTTGTCCGGATCCAGATCGCCGCGCAACGGACTCCCCGAAAGGAAAAGCGCGACCTTGAAGTTTTCCGGATCCTTCCGGTAGTGGTCCGTGATCGGCGCGCCGGTCTCGACCGGGTGCGACGTAGCGACCGCGGGGAGATCCGGTTCTTCATCTTTCGTGGCGTCGGCGTAGAAGCGCACGACTTCGCCCGTGTCTGGCTCGGTCCACTCGAGGTAGGGTAGTTTGGACAACGGCGTGCGGCTCATTCGCTACCCCGCTGTTCTAGGGCCTGTACGGCGGCCCGGTGCGTCTCGCGGCTGACCTCGCGTTGCTTCCGCGCTACCGCTCGCGCGGTCGCTTCCGCGGTCGCGCCGGCCGGAACGCTGACCTGCACAGGTGCATTGATCTCGACGTAGTTGGTAGGTTGTGAGCTCGGATGCGCGAGCGGACCAACCACGGGCGCCACGGCGGTTGGGGTGGAATTGTAGCCATATTGCTGCATGCGGTTGCCGGCGGCTTCCAGGTTTTTCTGCGCGGCTTCGGTGCGCGCCTTCGCCTTGTCGGCGCGTGCCTGAGCGTCGCCGGTGTCGATATTCAGATCCGATCCGCCGCCAAGAATATCGGGCAACTTGTTGACCAAGTTGTTCCACTTCTTTTCGAGGCCGAGCACGAAATCGTCGAAGGCTTCGGCGGCGGAATCCCAACCCGCTTCCAGCGCGGCGACGAACACGGGAATCACCGCGCGCATGTCGTCGAAGCCGCTGCGAAACCATTCGATCGCGTCGTTGATCCAATCGCGCACGACGGTCGCCGTGCCGTCGCCAAACCAGCCATTTAGGATCTTGCCGATCAGGCTGTCTTTGCCTTCGAGGAAGCCGATCAGATCGTCGACCGCAAGAAAGATCGCTACGAACTTCAGACCGGGCCCAAGGTACGGCTGTAACGCCTTGAATAGGCCAAAGCCGATCGCAGTCGTAAGCGAGCCGACCGCCGACGTGACTAGCGTGGTGTTCTTGGCCCAGGAAGCGAAGTTCGCCACGCCGCGCGTAACAGCTTCGACAAGTTTGCTGATCCGCGGGAAGATCCCGATCGCGATCAGGTTTTTCAGCGAGTCGAAGGCGACAGAAAGGCGGACGGTCTGCTTGTGGAATTCTTCGGCGCGTTCGATCGCCTCGGGTTGAAATCCGCCGCCGAGCTCCTCGAAGTCGCGCGTCAGTTCAGCGACGCCCGCACTGCCCTTGTTCAGCAGCGGGATCATGCGTGCGCCTTGCCGTCCGAACAGTTCTTGTGCGAGCGCAGCTTTCGCCGCGCCGTCCTTCATGTCGTGGAAGCGATCTGCAATCTCCGGCAACACGTCGCCAAGCTGGCGGACCTGGCCGTGTGCATCCTTCGTGCTGATCTTGAGCTTCGCGAAGACCTTCGACTGTGATCCGGTTTCGTCGACGCCGCCGGCGAGCGCCGTCGACAATCGGCGAAGCGACATGGCAAATTCGCCCGCGTCCAGGTTCGCCTGCTTCGCTCCGAACTGCCAAACCTGTAGCGCCTTCGTCGATAGTCCAGTGGCCTGCGCGGTGTTCTCGATCTCGACTGCCGACTGCGCGATCGACTCTACCCACTCTCGCACTTCGCGCGCGATGCTAACCCCAAGCAGCGCGTTCGCCGCGTGGATCAGCGTCTCGACACCGTGCGCGGAATGCTCCGCCGAGTGCTTGACGTGCCCGATCTTCTTGTCCGCTTCGTCGGCCTTCTTGCCGTCAAAGTCGAAGCCGAAGTGGGCAATGATCTCGCGCAGTGCGCCAGCCATGCTACCTCGCTACGTGCGCCGCGCCGCCGCTTCCGCTCGACGTGCTTCCGCTTCCGCGCGGGCCCTTTGGGTTTCCGCGACGCGGTGCGAATCCTCTGCTCGCTCGATCTCGTCTAGCAGTGAATTCGCGGCGATCACGTCGTCGAAAGACCATGCGCAAATCTCAGAGAAACTGTCCTTGTTGCGTGGCGAAAGCCACACACGCCAAATCAGCCAGTCCTCACGACACTCGTCTGGGGGCTGGAAACTGAAGTAGTGGGCGCTGGGCTTTTTGCTGCTTTGAGCTTCGCCCCGAGCGCCGAAGCACCAGCGAAAAAAGAGCGCAGGTTGACCTTCACGGCGAACACGAGCCACTGAAGCCAGCTGTCATAATTGTCGCGAAAGTGAGCGTCGAAAAATGCCGCGTCGAGCGTACGCGACGCGGGCTGACCCTCGTTCGTGGTCCAGTGGACCTGCGTCGCCGCGCCCAACGTGTTGTTGAGAAACTCGACCTGCGAGTCCAGGTCTTCGCGCGTCAAAAGCGTCTGCAACGCGCCGGCGATCGCTGCGTCCTGCTTGTCGGGGGACGTGCCGATCGTGCCGGCGAGATCCGCCAACACGGGCGCCAGCATCGCGCCGACGCGCGTAGCGAGGCGCACGCCCGCGCGCGCTGGAAGCTTTGCCACGGCGTACGTGAAGCTCCCGATCGTCAATGTCTCTGCTTCGTTGATTCCGGTCATGCCTGCCAGCCCTTCCGTTTTTCAGATCGCGGCTACATGCCGCCCACGAACACCAAGTAGTCGCAGCAGATGATCTTCCACGGGATGTCTTCGACCTTGTCCGAAGCCGTGTATTTGGGGAAGCCTTCGACGAACATTGCCGGAAAGGCCATGTTCGTGATGCCGTTACGATCGCGGATCAGGCCGGCAACCACGCCGCCGCCGCCGTCCGTCGCCATGTCGGTCAAATGCAGCGCGCTCAGCACATCGTTGGACGAAGACGATTGCATCAAATGCGAAGTGATCGTCGAGACCCTGCCAGCGACCTTGTAGCGCGTCAGCTGGCCGTCCACGCCTTTCACGACCACGAAGCGCGGGCCGTCTTCCTCCCACTCGATCATCGATCCATCGGCGTAGCCCTGGATCGTGAAGCCGCCCACTACCAGATCGAATAGCGTCGGGTCCCAGTGTTTCATCTTTCGTTCGTCCTTTCCTGCGCCGCGGCGCTAGCTACCGACCGTGATCGAGATCGGCGCCACCAAGTGGATCGCGCCGGCGAGCGTCGCCGATCCTTGAAAGCCTGTAAGCTTGCGCGCCGCGCGATCGTTAGGCGCTACGTCGGAAGCCTTTGGCGCGACCAGCGTGGTCGAGCCCGGCCGGAACAATTCAACGTCTTCAGCCGTGAGTTGCTGCGCGCGGAGCTCACCGTAGACCTGCGAGATCCCGCGATCCGTGAACGGGATCTTGTCGTTGTTGAGCAGCAACGCCGCGATGCGTTCTTCGCTACGAATCCGGTACCAGTCGAGCCCGCGCACGACGTCCGCGAATTCGCCACCGGCCACCTTGCCGTCGAGCGTGTGATTGCGCCCGGCGGTCGTGATGTACGTGACGTAATTCTTGTTGCGAAGGTTCGTCTGTTGCGTCGGCGTGAGTGCGTCGCCC